CCTGTGTCATCTACTCCGACTGTTAATGTTCCCCTTTGGACAGAACCATCTGCTGAAGTGTCCCATAACCAATACCTACTAGCAGTATCACCAAAAAACTTGACATCATAACCTGTGTCATCGACACCAACAGTGATCGTAGAGTTAAACTGCGAGGCTCCTGCTTGAGTTAACGCGCCATCTATGGCAGCAGCGCCTGTAACTTCAAGAGTTCCAATCTGAAGGTCAGCCAGAGCATCTACTACTGCCGCACCGCTTCCGGCCCCGTCACAATAGACCATAACGTTCTTACCGTTTTGAACAGTAACATTTGCCCCAGAACCTTGACTTAGAATAATGCTATAAGGACCACTAGATCCTGAATCAGTAGTCGCGTTTTCAATAATAAAATAAGCTGGTGCCGTATTTGGGGCTATTGTAACCGTACAATTTGAATCCAAAGCTCCTGTGAATTTAATCATACGGTACATGCCGTCCTGAAGGTTCTCGGTCCCTGATCCAGGAGAGGCTTCTCGAACAGTCAAAGTAGCCGTATCGGCATTTGTTGTTATGGCTACTGCCTTGTACGAGGCCAGCCTGTCTACGATGTCCCAGTTATGGTTTGAGGTCGTACCCCATGTTCCAGATTGCTCACCAGTCGCAATTTTTTCAAAACTAAAACCAGTTGTGTATGTTGATGCCATAATCTTTTCCTATGCCGCTATTTTCGTCCAGTTAGGGGTTTGTGTCGTACTGACCGAAGACCAGCCGGGGGTTTGTGAGGTATCAATAATCCCCCATACCTGAGTACCGCTGGTTTCGGCAGTACCTTCAACGCCTGTGGGAGTAACGCTAGTTGCGGCGCTGGCTGTAACCGTTCCAACACTTCCTGTGCCAGCAACGCCCGTAAGCGTGATATCGCTGGTTCCTGTAATCGTAACAGAACCAAGTGCGCCCGTACCAGCAACGCCCGTGGGAACAACGCTAGTTGCGGCGCTGACTGTAACCGTTCCGACACCACCCGTGCCAGCAACGCCTGTAACCGTTGCCGTAATACTAGGTGTAACTGTGACAGAACCAACGGCTCCTGTACCAGCGACACCCGTCGCCGTGACTGTACCTGTACCCGTAACCGTGACTGAACCGACACCACCCGTGCCAGCGACCCCTGTAGGAACAACATCAACGCCTGTGGCAACGCTAACTGTACCAACGGCACCCGTACCTGCAACGCCCGTAACGGTAACGCTAATACTTGCTGATGCAGTAACTGTACCAATGGCACCCGTACCCGCAACGCCTGTGACATCGACGGAAATAGGAGAGCCCCACGTTCCAGCGCCCCAAGTACTACGTCCCCAGCCTGTGATGTTTGCCAAATCATTATCCCTTACGCAATTCTAATAATCGCTGTACTCGCACCAGCGGCAGGGAACGCTATCGTAAACGTACCAGCAGTACTGGTTTTGTTTCCGCCAAAATCAAGCGCACAGACAGCTTTATCACTGTTTGTGTCGTTATAAATCAAGGCACCCCTAGCAGTAATAGTAGCGGTTGTGAAACTAAGATCAGCAAAGTCCGTATATCCAGTGGTTCCGGCAGTTGCCGGATTTATATTAGTTAATGCACTTCCTCCAGCAGAGTAACTGCCGCTGTTAGCAACTTCACCCGTAGTGGTATAAGCGGTTGTGGCTGCACCCAATGTGGCAGTAGTGGACGATTTTCCTCCTCCACCTATGGCATATAGGGCCAGTTTAAAGCTGTTTCCGCCAGAGGCATCAAAATCATGGGTGGCAGACAATAGTTCACCCTTGAATGATGTACACATAGCTGTTGTAATTGCCATATCATAAACTCCTTAAATTTTTTGCCAGTTCAGAATGACCAGCTTCCCGTAATCTGGCAGCAACCGTAGCCCTGTCCTGATCTACAGCATGTTGCATATAATACATTATAACTCCATGAACGGTGTTTTTAAAAGCCATTGCTTGCTCTCGAATAGGTTCTGGAGCGTCTTCAGCTACATAAAGTATCTTGTCTACCGCCATCTGAGCAGCTTCTTCTACCGAAAGCCCTCTATTGTCGGTTGTAGTGATAGAAACCTTTCCCAGGGAAATTGAAGCATCTATCTCAAACATTTACCGCCTCTTTCAATGCAACCACCTTGTCGTGTCTGCCATACAAAATAGGCTTATCCACGGGTTCTGGAGGCGTTGTTTCTGACTTTTTGGTCACTGTCAAAGAACCGTCTTTAATAAGCATAACAAGAGGATCGTCTAGTCTGTGGTATCCGTAAAGCTTTTCCTCGTCTGGAACATTTGTATCTAAAAGTGATGAATCCTGTGCTACTTCTACTTTCATTCCACGGGCAACAGCCGCTGAAAGCCAAAATTCCGTACAAGCCCGTCCAGCTTCTGCCATAACAAGGTTGGATTTATACGAATAATCAAGCCCGTATAGGTAAAGCTTCTCAACTTTATGGTGAATAGCAAAAGCTATGGCGTAAGGAACCGTATTATTAAAATAGCATAGCCCCGTATCCTTAACCACTTCTTCAAGAGGGTAAAGAACGGCACCTGGAACTCTTTCGTCCAGAGTGCATGTGTATATTGGTCCGGGATGCGCTCCAAGTATTTTACGAAGGGCTTTGGTTTGGGAACCTGCGTTTTCCGTATCCAGAAACCTTGATGCTGGGTCCATCATAAAAACACGATCATGTTTTATAGGAGCCATCATGGAATTAATTGCCCACACTTCATCAAAGCTTTTGCCGTTGGCTACAGAAGAAGTAAATGTTCCTTGTGTACTTCCAAGCCCTACAATAGCTACATGCGCTCCTTTTAAACTTTCTCTCATTGCACAGGAATCCTTAGCATTTAACATTAGTTTACAGGTCTCCTTAACCTATCATACCTGTACTCATCTAGAGTCTGCTTTCCTTCGCCTAAATTTTTCAACCATTGAAGGGCCTCTTGGAATCTTCCGTTATATAAGGCCATCATGTCTTGCTCCCCTTTCATAAAAGTATATGCCTCGACAAGGGACGCATAAAGCAAAGCCAATTCAGCATTATCCCCGAGCCAAGTAGTTCCACTAGAGGCTGTGGTAATAGATTCAGGCCTAAAAAAGTAGTGTAACTCTACATTTAAACTACTGCTTGGAGTTGGCGCTATCAGAAAAGTGCTATCATCCCAATCCCCATAATAAAGAGGAATTCCTGTAGTAGCCGGATTTGGAGTATAGTCTTGTAAGAAAGTTACATGTTTATACAGTAAGAACTCGTTTTTCGAGCTGTTTATGACACTTAAAGAGTACGGAGCTAAGAAATCGGTTGGTTTAGTAAGAAACTTGACTGAACTGGTCAGGTTTCCTTCAACATTTTTACGAAACACATCTAATTGGCATTCTTTTAAAATACGCTCTTCAGCGTTTAAAATAAACCTGCTCAACTGACTTACAAAAGTCGTCTCGGCGTTATCTGTATAATCCTGGATAGCTGTCTTTAGAGTAGTGAAAGTATATGCCATATTATGCGCTCAGAGTTACTGGTCCAGCGGTAGCAATTTCTCCGCCCCCATCAAGGTTTCCAGTGGTGGCAGTTCCACTACTGGCAGTAAAAGTATACCGGTCATCATTTACTTTAGTAATAGAAAAACCTCCTGAAGACTCTATTACAGCTTCTGTAAAACCATCAAAAGGTAGTACAGTACGGAAGCGTACCGTGTCCCCAGTGCTACGTCCATGGCCCGGTTGCGTCACAGTTATAACGGCACTTCCGGAAGAACCTGACCTAAAAGGGTTTCGTTCAAGAAGAACCTCAACTGCTGGCTCAGTTCTATCGGGTCGTGCGTCCCGTAAAGCTTGTGGATCTGCTGCAATCTTTGGAGCATTTAACTGAGGCTGCTTTGCTTCCCACTCATCCTTCCCTACTAAGGCTCCTGTCCATTCCTTTCTCATGTCTCTTTTTTTATAGGCAGCTCCAGAACGATCAGATATTCCTAAAGCATGTCTATCTGAAGCATAGGTAGGCATTTAAACAGCCCTCAAAGAAGCTGCTGTTGGAACCAAAATCAACGGAACTCTGTCTTGATCCTCGGTAGCCGCTCTGTCAAATTCTTCTTCATAGATACCTTTTAACAACTGAACTCTATCCGGAGCCTTTTTAAGTGACATATAATAAGCCAATCCCGCAGTTAGGCACGGATAAAATCGGAAAGGTACTTGAACTGTGTTTACCGAGGTATCCGCATCATCAATTCGGACTATACGGTCATAAATTATCTGATCTGTATTATTTTCAGGAGAGGGCCATATCTTAAATAAAGGTGTTATTTGACGGTCTACATAAAACTGTATAGGCCTACCCGTTGTCGTTTTGTCAGGAATTCTAAGGAACTGATCCCTTCCAATTCTTTGAATGGATATATCTTGATCGCTTCTACGAACTACAGCAGATAAAATGTCCACTGAAGCCTGTACGTTGGTGAGAGAAGCGTCCGAAGTTACTGTAGTAGTAGCTGCGCTAGAAGAGCCTGTTATAGTTTCTGTGGCTGTGAAAGAGCCAGAAGGAATAGTTAGTGTCATTGTAGTAGAAAGTGGTTTGGTTATGACAGAAGCCGTAGTACCACTTGTCCCTCCAGTGATAGTTTCACCTATAGTAAAACTACCACTGTCAGCTACAGTAAGGGTTATTGTTCCTAGTGGATACGAAGTAACTCCAGAAGCAACTGTTTGAGTAACTTGCTCAACAGTCCATCTGTTCAAACCACGATTGGCCCAATCTGCAAAAAGAAGGTTTAAAGATCTACGTGCAGTTCTGGCATCGTATCCGGTACGAAGTTCCAAACCACATCGTTCAAATGCTTCTTCTATATACTCTGCTACATCAGGCTCAAAATCTTTCGATCCAGAAACAGCCATGCTTAAAGACTCCTGTCATCCAACTAGAATCGACCTGAGAGCTATGAATAATTGACCAAGAATCAATAAACCCACACCCAACAAAATACGATTAATGTTGTTTATAGATAATTGTATATGATGCAAATCGTTGTTTTTGAGATTGTCCACCTTCTGAGAAATAAGCTTTAAATCTCCTCTAACCTGCACAATATCCAGCTCATTTTTCCTGTCTAATGACATTTTAGAACTGCTTTAAACAATATACGACTACAGAATAAGTGTCTCCACTAGTATGGCCTACAGTTGTAAACTGTATGTCTCCGGTCTTTCCCCCGGAGGCAGCGTTATTTGGAAGACCGCTAATATCTGAATAATCTAAAGTATCAGAGTAATCTGCGGGAAGCTCCAAGGCAATGACATCAGTAGTGGCATCCCAAAGTATTTTTACACCCATTCCTACGGTAGAAAAAATAACTTTTTGCAATGTCACACCAGAGCAGCTTGTTCCATCTTGGTTAGAAGCTAACTCAGAAACATCTACTTTTGTCACTGCGGCTTCACCAGTGCCATCACTTGTGTTGCTACAATAGATGACAGCAGTACGGTCTCCATCCACTATTGTGGTCGTTTTTACAGCATCAGCCATAATAAGCTCCTACCTATGCAACTTGCACATACTCAATGATGAAGGTGAAAGAACCTGCCGTGGTTGCATCTACCGTATTTGTAATATTGCAGTAAATGGTTCTCTCTGCTGACGCATACTGAACAGAAGCCGGGGCAGTAGTACCACTCTCAGTCTGAGTTACTAGCGTAGGCAAAGTCACATTTCCGAGTACTACCGTAGTACCACCATCAAGAATCTGGTCAGTAACAGCCGCAACGATCTGTGCGCCAGAACTAGTAGTCCCAACTTCGTAGCCAATATCGCCCGTCCCAATAACTGGAGCCGTGGCACAGAATATCTTGATATTGGTTATGATAGTATTAGCTGGTTGCGTGAACTCACCAATAGCAGGACTATCACCAGCCGTGGTGTTTACAGTGACACCAGTAACGATACCAACATGCTTGATAAATTTATTGACAAAGATGCCTGTAGATGCTTGGGAAGAAGTCTCAGTGACAGCTCCCGTTGCTTCGGCAACGTTAATAACTTTAAACCCGTTTTCAGAACGGACGGGACCGTTAAATGTTGTATTAGCCATAATACAGTTCCTTCTTACAAAGGTTATGCCCTAGTGTCTTGTAAGCGTCTGCTGGGCCAGTCGCTAGGGCTTATTAATCCCAGAAAAAGGGGAGAGACAAGCTCCCCCCAGTCCCTTTACGTTATGCTCCAGGTGACCCAAAGATACCGCGAGGATCTGACCAGCCAAACGCATAGCGTTCACGGGCCTTGTACCTCACATTTCCTGTATCAAAATCACCTTCCATGGAAGTTTTTACAGAAGTTCTGTTAAAACCTTTCATGCCGTTTGGAGCATCCGTGCGGATGAACCAAGCATCAGTGTCAGTTAAGAAATGGTTCACAGTGTAACCCTGTGGAAGCATTCCCATGTTGCGAACTGCATTGATGTCATTATCAGCAGTTCCGGTTCGTAGTGTTGATTCCAAAAGACGATCAGAAGTAAACTGAAGTTCTTTTGGAACGATTAGTTTTTGACCTTTGACAGCCACTTTCAATCCACGCTCATCAACAAAACCAGCGATATCAATGAGAGCTTGCTCAAGGCTAGTCTCATTTAAATCGGCTGCTGTTGAAAGCTCGTTTCTGAAAGTACTTCCGCTAACAAGTGGATGGTCCGTAGCACAAAGCTCCTTCGCATCTCCTCCTGTATACGTGCTGTCAAATGCATTGTTAAGAACCGCAGCGGCCTTGACTTCTTTAGTCTGACTCATACTACGTGCCAACGCTCTCGTATACCGAGCAGCTAGTCGATCATAAAGATTATCTTCGATAGCCTCCTCAGTTATGGAGAATGCAAGTGCAATAGTCTCCATGGTATACCGAGCTGTGAAAGCTTCTTGTGCATCGTCATAATTGACGGCAGTGCCTTCACTTTTCGTTGGTGCAGTTCCGAATCCACTGAGCATAACTTCTTCTTCAAAAGCGCGATCTGAACTCTCCATTGTGAAGATTTCAGAATGCTCTCTGTCATAGTTATCATACTCAAGACCAAACAAGGCGTTTAGGCCGGGTTCCAACTCTTTTACGAGTTGCGCTCTACTAATAGCCATTTTTCAACCCTCCTATACGCCAGTAGTTGAAGGTGTACCAGCTGCAATAGCACCGTTATTACTATTGAAGTGGTTATTCAACCTGACAATGGCACCGATGCCAGCCGCAGAGAAGTCGGAGTTAGCGTCATCTTCTAACCAACCCATTATTCTCATTTGGAGTGCAGCGGTAGTTGCAATCGTACTAATTGCCAACCGCCCAAGAGATAGGCCTGTAGCATCAGTCCCTGTAATTGCGGTTGAAAAGTTGGCGTTTGCAAAAACTGCGGCGCGAGCCGTAGCCTTGCTTGTCCATGACGCATCCGTTGCAATTACATATAACTGCATTGGATCATCATTTACATACGCCTTGATCGGGTGGTTACTATCTGCCCCAGAACCGGGCCAGTAGTTACTCCACGTAGGCTTTCCAGTGGTACTCGCAACGTATTCACAACCTTGAAAGACACCTAGCAAACCAACTGTTCCACCGGCTGCTGCCCCAGGGACATCTATAAAGCCGGTGCTTAGTGGAATCACGGGTTCGCCGTGATAAAACTTGCTAGTATTGCCATTGGCAATTTCATACATCGAGTAGTTGGACAAACCTGTGGAGTTTGCTGCGCTTCCCATCTTGCTGATGGGGCGCAAACCAAAGCTTCCATTGGTATTTGCCATTTTTTGCTCCTCAAAGCAAAGAGTTAATACAATGAGTCCTATTTATTCTTAGGACCCCCAAAAGTAATACGCGATTGACGTTCAGGTTTCTGAATTGCCATCGAGGGATGCTGACTTTCCTTCATAAGATCATTATCAACTGCTTGCATTGCATCTTCATTTTGCTGCACAAAATAGTCAGTTCTTTCCATAACAATCTCTTCTGGAATACGAGCCAGCAATAAGCCACCAACACCAAAGACACCTTCATAACGTCCAGAATCTATAGTAGGAGCTTCAAAGTCCGGGTACTCTTCTTTTCGTACCAGTTCCCAGCCTTCTCTAAGTCGGGCAGAAACATTTTTTCGGTCATCAAAACCTCTTACTTCAGCTCTGATCCATCTATGAACATAGCCTTCAGGTGGTTGCGGTGCGTCTAACAAGGACGGAGGTTGCCAAGGCTTGCGGCGTGGTTTTGCAGCCCTAGTCTTGGCAGCGCGAGAAGTCCTATCAGTAGTATTTTCCATAATAGTGTGCCTCTTCACGTCATATTGTGTTTATGTTTAGCGTACTCTTCTAGGGAAACCCCTAATTTTTTGGCAATAGCAACTTCACTTGGTGATAGTCTTACTGTTGCGCGACCAGTTCCGCTGGTACGAACGGCAGATGCAACTGTCTGTTGAGGACGGCGGCTCTCTGATACGGAAACTTCTCCATCAAACTTATGCGGAAAAGCCTCCCGAATTCTTTTATCAATCTCATCATAATATTCCGGAGCGCTTGTGTCAAAGCCCTCCTCTTCAACAAGTCGTTTATGAATTCCAAATGCTGCAAACGTCATTGCATCATCTTCTCCAAACCACTCGTTATTGGAAGCCCATTTGGCTGCTTTAGGGTCTGTTCTTACAGGAGGTGCTTGTTGTGTCTGAGGCGAAGGGCTTTGAGTATTTGATTGGGCTATTTTAGCCTGTCTCTCTTGCTCTATTTTAGCAGCTCTGACTCTTTCTTCTTCGATAGCTAGTTGAGCAACCTTTTTATTTAACTCAACCTGCTTGGCACTATCTCCTGTAGCTACGGCTTCCTGCATGTCTTTTGTCACTGAAGCCTGTTCAGTAGCTATTCTGTCTCCATATTCATTTACATAACCAGCATCAAGGCTGGAGACTCTATGTTTTAATTGCTGGTTTTCTGTTTGAACACCTTTGGCAAATTCAAGTGCCGCAGTTTGCTGTCTTTCTGCTTCCCGCACCTTCCGAGTAAGCTTATCAATTCTTTTTTGAACCTTACCGCTATATTCCTCATGCTCGGAAGAAGCTTCTTTATCCATACTAGGTTTAACTTCAACGGAAACTGGGGCACCTTCGGAGGGTAAATCTACAGTCATATTCTCTTGTTCGGGCATGGTTTTCTCCCATGTTAAATGTGCAGGATATCTTCAGGGTCCTGAATGACGGCAATTACTTCATCATCATTAAGTATACGAACCTCGCCGCCGTCAATCTTAAAACGAGCGCCCGCATACCTTCCAAATATAATCCAATCCTTTTCCTCGCACCAAGG